TACCCCCCTTCCTTGTGGGGGTTGACAGGTTCTGTCGAACTACGGCAGGGGATATTTTTTAGTTTGTTTTTATAGTTATATTTACTCCTCTATATTTATATGGACCTTCTGGATCGTCTAATAGATCATCAGTTAATCTAGCTATTGCGATCAATTCTCGTTTAACTGGATGGTCGAGATCTTTGTTGTGGAAGGATCTTAATGTCTCCCACGCCTGATCGTTGAGACGTTTTAGCTGAGCTAATTCGGTAATGTTCATTCTGGATCTTCCTCGGTTCCAAATGTTGCGATAAAGCAGCCGATGAGTGTCCCAACGGCTACTGGAATTACGGTGATGAGAAATGCTTCAAGCATCATAGAATACGTGGGATTTGTGGTTCCAAGTTGCTACGTATTCGATAATGCCAAAGCCATCATCACGTGCAACAAGGTCGATGTAAGTGGGTAGGCCGTGTTGTTGATCTGCGATCTTATCAACAAGCCTGCCAGCTATTTTAGTATTGGTGTCGAAAAACGATTGAGCAGCATGATTGCAGTCAAACGATTTGGTGTGAAATTTAAAGCCATTTTGATTGAAGTAACGAACTTCATAAGAGATCTGATAAGCCATTAAAGCCTCCATTGAATTTTAAGGTGAGATGTTGTGTCCAGCCCCATCCGAATAGGAATGAGGCTGATACTGGGAAGTATGGCGGGATACTTGACGAGCATCCGCGCCAGCCAGCTAGAAGATCTAACGATCACTAGAAAGGAATTGTGTCAGTAGGCTGATTACGCTGCATAACGTCTATGTCGTTCTCAAGTGCGATCAGCTTGATCTCAATTTGACGTAAGTGCTTAGAAACACGTTCGTGAACCATGAGGTTCATTGCGGTGTCTCTAGCATAACGTAAATCGTTAGATTGCTGGATGAGTGACCAATGCTTGTCGTGCATCCGAATGTAATCACGCTGCCAATCGTCAGTAATTTCTTCGGCAACGGCCTCCATTTGGGCAACGCTGGCGTAATAATGTACGCCCTCGTTATAGTCTACGATCTGAGGATCTTCTTCTGATGTAACGGCTACGTCAGAGTAGAACGGGTTGCTATGAGCGAGCTTCATGTGCGAACCTCGTTGTACTTAGTGACAATTACCGCCCAGGTCTTTTTACCAAGTGGCTTGATGACAAAGCTGATAAGTGCGTCAAGGATGAAGATAGTAATCCGAACTGGAAGGCATATTACAGCAATAGAGATTGCAGCTACGATGCCAGTAGTGCCTGTAAGGATGATTTCAAATAATGCCCATTCCTTAGATAGTTTGAAGTTTTTACCGTAGAATGGTGTAAGAAGCTCATTTAACATCTGGATGATTGATTTCATTGTCTTAGTACCTTTGAGATAAACGCTACACACAATTGTGATGCGATGCGGGTTCTCCCTTCGTGCAGCTAGACAAACGATGGCATTGCCCCTGATCGCCAATCAGGTTTTTGGACCTGTGCGGCATCTGGGAACAGCAATGCTAGATAGTGTAAGTCAAAGCCGCCCTTGCGGCTCAGCAAGCTATTTTTAATCTAAACAAGTAAAAATGTTCTTAAAAAAATCGCGGCACTTTGACTTTGGATATGGGTACGAAGCACAACCAGCGGTTAGCATTACAACATGTGTGTGTGTGTCTACCTAGTATGCCGCATTTGGACCGATCAACCCTGAAGGGGTTGTGAAAGATCCCAAATGGTCCACGTATGTGAATTGCCCGATTTTAATCGGTTAATAGCAATTCCCAGTTAAACAAAGCGGCTACGGTTACACTGTGCAAATCGCATTTCGAGCGATTTTCTCTAGGGAGCCTTGTCTGCGGCTTGGAGCCGATCTTGCAGCTCAATTTCCGTGAGAAATTGACCGAAGAACGGGGAAGGGGTCCCCGAGCATACAGTCAGCCTGAAATGGCTGACAAACAAGAATGCAAATGCTTTTGATGCGTTTCGAGGCTTTGGCTTGTGGTAGCCTACTCCGAGGGTCAAGCTTCAAGGAGCTTTTCAAAGAAAAGTCCAGAAGTGAAGAACATCGAAGTTGGGCGTTGTTTCAACGGGCGTAATTCCGTCCGTATGGGAATGGTGAGAGCCAGCTTGGGCAGTAACACGCAGGTAGCTTGATGTGAAAGGAAGTGCCAGCTCTCGTTGTAAATTGTCTGCTATGAAGGAATACGGGTCAAGCTTAATGACCATTCATGCACCAGATGAATCAATGGCCTTCAGCATACTATGAATAGCACTCTTTTTTCTTGACCGAACATCAAAGAGAGGCGATCACTGTCTTTATCGGGGGTAAGGGGGCAGCGCCCACATCGACATTCAAAGAAGAATATTGATGATGCCAATAAGGAACACCGACGCGGCATATATACCTTTATTATTCGGGATAAAACGCGCCGTGAATGACATTATATCTACAGATGATGTATCAGAGATTACCCTGCAAGATGGGACTGTTTTAGACACCAGACAAGCTATGGCTCTCCAACTCCGCGCAACAACAGGATTACACATAGATGATATAGCCGTACAGTCAGGTTATAGTTCAAGATCAACATGTTCTGCGTTCCTGAGATCAGATAGAGGAAGACAAGGGTTACAAGTCGCAATCAGGCAACACCTACTTGATGGGGCTAGAGTGGGTCTTCAAGCGATGGTTAAGCTGGCTACATCTGCCAAGTCAGAGAACGTTAGGCAGTTAGCAGCGGCTGACCTGCTGGACAGAGCAGGATACAAAGCAAGTGAAGTGTCGGCACCAGTGACCACAGGTAATAGGGACGTGAACATCTCAATTAACCTAGCAAGCTCGAATGATTTGCAGCAAATGATTGAGGTTAAGGAGGGTGAGATAGGGGGGTCTGGGGAAAAAGCGCAAGCGCATTCCCTGTGACCCGACTAGCACGTATATAATGCAGCCAAAAAGTTATCTCTGTTACTTCTGCTCTAAGCAAGCCTGTTTTGGAATTGGTTACGGTGGGTTTTATGATCAGATCCCGCACAATAGGCGTGGGTACTTGTGGGTTTGTCGAGATCATAAAGACCAGGCGATAGAACGCCGTGATTTAGCCAAAGAGCAAGACATCGGATTAAGGAAGAAAGCATGAGTTTCTTTTCTAAGCAAACGCCAGTAGCAAGACCGTCTGGTATTAAATTTAAAAGTAATGCTGCGGCTGGTTCTTCGATAAAAGGTGATAGAATTTCCATTGACCGTACTAAACATGAAGCTAATACTGTCGCTGAAAGTTTACAGAAAACTGTAGATAAATTACCGAATGGCTGTTTATTTAGAGTTAGTGGTGGGTTTTTTGATAAGGACGGTTATTGGTGTTGCAGAAAAGCAGACCATATTGTTGAGATCAATAGAAATTCTCCGCGCAGAATAATGAAGCTGCTTAGTGTAGAGCAAAAAGAAGAACTGCTACGGGTAAGAAACCGAGCCAAGAGAAACGGAATAAGATGAAGCAAGGAGAGCGGGGATAAGATGAATTGTAGCGTTGGTTTTTTTGGAATACCTGTTTCTAGCTGGTGCTATCCACCTACAGGGCCGACTGCCATATTTTAGTTTGTAATTTTACTTTAATATGGAGGCACTGTCATGCCTGATGCTACAAATACACTTACACTTATTGAACGTCTTAAAGTTGCCAAAACTGTTGGAGGGGGATTTGATCTTAGTCCTGACAATGTTGTTTGGGTTGCGGCTGCGCTGGATCAGCTAAGAGAAACCAGAATACGCAGAGGTGATGCTGAAAACGTATTGCTTCTCAAAGAAGTTGAGCAAATGCACAGCAATCATTCCAAAAAAATGGCTAAATACTTAAAGTATATAATTGGATGCGGCGTGGCTGTTATTCTTTGCAGTTCTACTGTTATTGCAATGGAGATAATTCTCCACATTGGTTAGCGTAAACTACACACCAGACGGAAAAACTATAATTGATTTTATGTCTTCCCCAGCATTTGTTCGGGGATTACAGGGGCCAATCGGATCTGGCAAATCTGTCGCGTGTGTAATGGAATGTCTAAGGCTAATGCTTGGACAAGAGCGATCAATAGATCCTCAAACTGGAAAACGTACGGGAAAACGCCGTGTGAGAGTTGGCGTTATTCGTAATACTACGCCCCAGCTTGAAACCACTACTATGAAAACGTGGTTGGAATGGTTGCCAGAAAAAGACTTTGGGCGTGTTAGATGGAGAGCGCCCTTTCGTCAGGACATAAACATTCCTGAGTTAGACCTCGAAGCTGAAATATGGTTCTTAGCCCTAGATCGGGATGAAGACGTTCGTAAGCTTCTCAGCTTTGAGTTTACATTTATCTGGATTAATGAGGCTAGAGAGTTAAGTCGGGAAATTGTCACTGCGGCTATTTCTAGGGTTAAGCGGTTTCCGCGCATGATCGAAGGTGGACCTACAAGATCCTGCGTAATTATGGACACAAACGCGCCGCACGAAGAACATTGGTGGTCTATTATGTCTGGTCAATCAGAACCGCCAGATTGGATGACAGAAGATGACAGGCTTACGCTTATAAAGCCAGAAAACTGGGAATTTACAACACAGCCCCCTGCCCTGCTAGATCAGTTTGGACCTAACGGTGAGCTAACGGGCTATGAGTTAAATCCACAAAGAGAAAACGCTAAGTTTACAGACCAGACTTACTATACCGATCTTATTCACGGACAGACCCGCGATTGGATTAGGAATATGCTGCAAAACCAGATTGGGCGTATTTTTGCAGGGCGTCCTGTGTATCGTGGTTTCTCAGAAAAAACCCACGTTGCAGATGAAGATTTTGGGCCAGATCCTAATGAGCCAATACATATTGGTGTAGATTTCGGGCTTACCCCTGCGGCGTCATTTGGTCAGGATATACGGGGCCAAGTTAAGGTTTTTGATGAACTGGTTACGAGAGACACTAATGCCAAACAGTTTGCTGATCTTCTTGGCAATCATATTAGAGAGCATTATCCCAATCATCGGGTGGTTATTACAGGCGATCCTAGAGGCGAAGACCGAGCAACAACAGATAGCACTACGCCTTATCAAATCTTTAAAGCAGCAGACCTAGATGTTCAGCCAGCTTGGTCAAACGATCCAATTATTAGAGTTGGGGCGGTTGAGACACAGCTAAATACTATGGTTGAAGGCAGACCCGCCTACATTTTAAGTCCAAATTGCACTTATACGTTAAATGCAAAAAAAGGTGGGTATTGTTATTTAAAAGACAGGGAAGAAATAGACAAAAAAAGTATTTACAGCCACATTAGTGACGCAGAACAATATATGTTTCTTCGCATGGGTTATGGCAAAAAACTAATAGGCAGAAACCCGAACGCAAAAGCTTCTACGCAAGCCTATAAAAAACAAAACCTGTTTAATCGGGGCGGTCAAAAGACAGCGCGACAAATGAACAGAGAAAGTTTGTGGTCAAAAGGTCGTAGTTCTTGACCGAAGACTAAATAAAGCAGATTTTTGCGGCCAACATACAATATGAGGTGTTGGCAATGTGTAATCCTGTAGCGTGGACAATGGCGGCGGTAGGAGTAGTAAATGCCTACCAAACTAACAAAGGGCAAAAAAAAGCCCAAGCATCTATGGCTGCACAAACTAAAATTATAGAAAAACAAGCAGCAGATGTTCAGGCAGAAACTTCCAACCAACTTATCGCTGATCGCGGAGCTGAATACAAACGGCGCAGGCAATCAGCAAGCGGAAACGTAGCTGGATCATCAGCTGGTCGCGGTGGCGGCGGCATGTTTTCTCCACGCTCTTTTTTCGCGTGATTTAGTATGGATGCAAGATTAGTTATTCAACTTCGGGATGCTGCAAAAGCTGAACGTCAAAGGCTTGAAAGTCTTTATGACGATTGCTTGCGTCTAACGATGCCAGCGCGAAAGCGATTTCACACCACAAAGATTGATAATGCAGACGATATATACGACGAAACAGGGGCCAACGCTGTTGCCGAGTTTGTATCGCGTATGCAAGCGGGGCTAATGCCTTCCTTTACTGAATTTGTAAAACTAGACGCAAGCTCTCTGGTAAATCCAAGAGACAAAGTAGCGGTAGACAAAGATCTTGATGACATTAACAAATACGTCTTTGAGGAAATTTGGAACAGTAACTTCGCCCAAGAAAGTGCTGAAAGCCTACACGATATGGCAATCTCGACAGGAGTTATGCTTTTCGAGGAAGGAACAGGAGAAAGCGCTTTTCACCATCGCGCAATTCCTATTACTGACGTGTACCTTGAGCGCGGTTCTGATGATATGGTTGGCGGCGTCTATCGTTGCAATAAGGTAAAAGCCAAACACCTATCAACTCGCTATCCTAAAATGTCTCAATCAGAAATGACCAAGACATATTCCGATATGAAAGATAGTGAAGACAAAGAACTAGATATTATTGAGTACACCTATCGGGATTACTCAAAACCAAATGAATGCTATTATCATTTAGTTGTTTGTGAAAATCACAAAGAAATCTTGCAGCAGCAAAAGCTGGAAGGCGCAGGTTCTAATCCTTTCATTGCATTCCGCTGGTCAACAGCCGCTGGCGAGACTTGGGGGCGCGGCCCACTACTTAATGCAATGGGCGCCATTCGAACTACAAACCTGATGGTCGAAATGATCTTAGAAAACGCAGCTATGTCTATTGTTGGCGTTTATCAAACAGACAACGAAGGCACGGTTAATTCTGACAATATTTCATTATTGCCAGGGACTATAATTACCAAAGAAATTGGATCGCGTGGACTAGAGCCAGTTGCAGGAGCAACAGGTAACTTTAACATGCAAGATGTTGTGCTGGGAGATCAGAGAAACAACATTAAAAAAGCCATGTTTAACGATATGCTTTCAGATCCGAACAAAACGCCAGCAACAGCATACGAAGTATCAGAACGCATGGCTGATTTGGCTCATCGAACATCTTCTGGTTTTGCGCGTGTGTTTTATGAGTTTATCCAGCCGTACATTCGCAGAGCGTTATATATCTTGGAAAAGCGCGGAGACATTCAGCTGCCTGTTGTTAACGGCAGAGCAATTCAGATCCGAGCAGTGTCACCTTTAGCTCAAGCGCAAAAAGGCCGAGATGTGCAAAAGCTTATGCAGGATTTTCAGATTAGAGCGCAGATGTATGGGCCACAAGCAGCAACGTCTATGTATGACATGAACGAGTTGCATCCTTGGTTAATGGACAAAGTAGGTCTGGAAACCAAACTCTACAAAACCCCGCAGGAAATTATGAAATCTATGCAGGAACAATCTGAGCAAATGCAACAAATGCAAATGCAGCAGCAACAAGGACAGATGTAATGAAAAAGAAACCTAAACCAATTAAAAAAGGCGGCAAAGGTGGCGGTGGCTACTAATGCCAGATGATCTTCTACGCAAAAAAATACTAGAGTTTAAAACTGCCTCTGGGGCAGGTGTTGACGGTTTTGTTAGAGATCAAATTACTGAAACTAGAATAGACACAATCTGCCGTAATGTGTTGGGTTCTGAACAAGGGCAAGAAATGATGGATTATCTAAAGTCCATTACTACGAACGTAGTTCTGCACCCGACTGCATCAGACCAAGAATTGAGAATGCTAGAAGGCGCAAGACGCATTGTTGGCATACTCGACAGACGTTCAAAATCTATCACAAAGGGCAATTAAAATGGCAGGGTTTATTCCACCAATAGTAATGGGAATTGGCAGAGCAGTAATGGGTGGCGTTGCTAAAAATCCTGTTAAAGCAGCTAGAATATCAGCAATTCCAGCTAAAGCTCAAAGCTCAGCTATTAAAACAGGAAACGCATTAGTAACAAAACCTAGAGTGCCAGATGCTATTGGGCCAAAACCAACAAAACCTAATGCTCGACGCACAGGTAAAACTATAGGAACTAAAATAGGTTTAGGAATGATTACTGGCCCAGATATGGCTAATTTTAGCACAAAAGTATTAGGCGCTAATCACGAATTAACAAAAATGCACCGACACAAAGCAGTTAAAGCCGGAGAAATGTATAAAGACATAACAGCACCTCTTGGCAATCGACCCAAAAAACCAAGCACTTAAGGATTAAACATGAGTGAAGAAGCAACTGCCAATGCACCAGCGCCAACAACAATGTTTCAAGGCGGGGAAAGCCCTTCGCAAGAAGGCATGGAACCACAAGTAACAACGGAGAGACCCGATTGGCTATTAGAAAAATTCAATTCTGCCGATGACCAAGCCAAAGCGTACAACGAGCTATATGGTGCATATAGCAAAAAGACAGAAGACTTACGTGAGGAAATCAAAGCCGAGAGTTTGGCTAGTTACGGTGAGTCGGTCGGTGTTCCAGAAAGCGCAGGGGATTATGCGTATCCAGAAGGCTTTGAGGCCCCCGATGAAGTAACAGATACTGCGTTTCGTGATTGGGCCAAACAAAACAATGTCGGGACAAGCGCTTTTGAAAGTTTAGTCAAAGACGTTTATGGCAAAACTCAAGCTAACTTTGAAGTTGAATATGGCAAACTGGGCGAAAGCGCGGACGTTCGAATTAACTCAGTTAACAATTGGGTTAATAAAAACGTAGACGAAAAGCATTATGGTGAAGTTTCTAAGCTTATGCAGACAGCCCAAGGCGTAGAGTTTTTTGAAACTATAATGAACAAAACAAGATCCGCTGGATTTGCGCCAGAAACTAATGGAATAACTACAAGCAATAGTCCTCTTAGTCGTGAAGCTATACGGGAATTGCAATCAGATCCGCGGTTTGGCGAAAACTCGGAATATACAGCTATGGTTCGCAAGCAATGGCAGCAATTTGTTGACCAAGGTTGAATTACTACCCAGCACTAGGGCCGATCTTCGAAATCTGTTTCGACACATGCGCCCTAGTGACATTCGAGAAATGCACATAAACGAATTAAGCTTTAAGTCGGATATTCGTATGGCAATGATGGCTGACTTTGATCAGAATGATTGCTGGACGCTATGGATTAATGACGAAATTGCTTGTCTTGGAGGCATTGCTCCACACCCAATAGATCCTAGATGCGGCGTGATTTGGCTTCTTGGAACTAAGCTGGCAGATATTTATTGGCGAGAAATGACACGATTTTGCAGAAGATTTATAGATCTTAATCGGACGTATCTAGTTATTGGAAATATACTGCCCAGTACAGAAAAAAAACGAATGAAATGGTTATTGCATCTAGGATTTGACATAGCGCCTGAAAAAGCAGAGTTTAGCGGCGTGGATTATGTGCGTTTCGAAATGCTCTGTCCAGATGCGGCCCCAAAGACTGAACATGGCTCCGTAATGGAATACCCGTGATTTAAGTTGGAGGAACAACCGATGTTCCCTAATTTAAACTCATGGAGTAGTCAAAATGGCTTCAACAATCGACGTAGCATTTATTGAAGAATATAATGCCGATGTTCACCTGCAATACCGTCAAATGGGATCGCGTCTTGCAAGCACAACCCGCAAAGGGACAGTGCAAGCTAAATCAGTAATTTTCCAAGTATTTGGATCGCTGGCAGCGCAAAGCAAAACTCGGAATGCTGAACACACGTTCATCGACCCGACACACACAAAAGTAACAGCCAACATGACTGATTACTACGTGCCAACCCTTGTTGATGATCTTGATTTGCTCAAGCTAAACATTGACGAGAAACGCGCACATTCGGCTGCACATGTTGCTGCGCTTGGCAAAAAGACAGATGAAGTTCTTTTGGCCGCTATGACTTCTGGCGCAAACGCAACAGATCTTGGTGACAATACTGGGGTTTGGGATTTTGACACTGCAATGTCTGTGATGACAACTTTCACAGTCAACGAAGTGCCAGATGACGGAAACCGTTTCTGTGCAATGCACCCGTATGCTTGGGCTGAGTTCCTTAAAGTTCCTGAGTTTGCCAATGCTGATTATGTCAGTGCTGAAAACTTGCCATTCAAAGGCCCGATTACGGCTAAGTTTTGGATGGGAACGCTTTGGATGCCAATGCCAAATATTGAGCACGGTACGGCTGGCACTAACATTGCGACCAACATGGCATGGCACCGTTCTGCTGTAGGCCACGGTGTAAACTCAGAAATTAATACAATCTGGGATTACGAAAACACCCGTTCGGCTTACTCAGCGGTTTCAAGCATGTCGCTTGGCGCAGCAGTTATTGAAGACACTGGTTGTTACAAGGTTTCTACCTTGTCACCTGCGCCTTCCTAACTTGTTTAGGTCAGTTTTGGTGGCAGACTAATCTGGCTTAACACTAGGCCGACCCTCTTTCTCCCAAGGGTCGGCCTTTCATAAAACGAGGTGTAAATGTCAGTTTCTCCACTTTCAGTTTCTAATTCGTCTTTAAAAGTTATGAATGCCGCATTGGCGCAAATTGGCGTTGAAGAAATCACTTCATTCTCAGACAGTACGCAACAAGCAAAAGTCGGCAATAGATTGTTTGCTGACATTTTAGAAAACGCGTTAGCTTCATATCCTTGGCGGTTTGCCAGAGATAGAGTTATTCTTGTTAGAAACGTAACTACAGCACCACCGCCTTGGACGGGATGCTACACAATTCCAAACAGCACAGTAACGCTTTTGACGGTTTATGAAAATGATCACGTATGCAGCTTTGATCGTTTCGGAACAAACATCGTCGTAAATGCTGATGCAAATTCAACATCTGTTTTTGCCGCCGAGATTACAGCCAGTGTAACCCCTGATTTATGGTCAGGCGCATTTCGCAGAGCGTTTATATTACAACTTGCTGCGTCAATAGCGATGCCAATTACACAAGATGAACAAACGGCAGGGTTCTTAAACCAAGAAGCAGAGCGCATGATGCTTCGCGCCAGATCAAGAGATGCACAAGGCAGAACACCATCACGGCTTGACACTAAAATGTTTGTCAAAGCGCGCAGAACGCATCGGATGTAATAATGGCAAAACTTCAAGACTTTCGGTCTGATTTTAGAAAAGGCCGCACAGGAACTGGTCTTAGAGTTCGCCAAGACGTTAAGGCTTATTCATCATCGGTTAAAGAAGCTTTAAACATGATGGTTTTATCTGACGGCAGAATAGGCCGCAGATGGGGAACAGAAATACAATTAGGTCTTTCAGCAGACACAAGGCTTGAAACTTGGGATTTTGCCGAGGGCAATCTTACGCAGTTTTTGCTATTGTTTTCAGATGCAGAACTTAAAATATTTGATGCTAATTTTTCGCTAAGAGCGACATTTACAAGTCAGCCTTGGACGGCTTCAACAAAAGATTTTCTGTCAGTAACAGCAGAACGAACTTCGCTTGTAATTACAGACGAAAGTTTTATTACTAAAATTGTAAGCTACGACACTGTTACAGCAAGTTTTGCAATATCAGATTTTGCCTTTAAAATATCAGATGACGGGTCAAGAATGTATGCCCCGTTTTTTGATCATGTTGGCGGGGGAATAACAGCTACTACGTCAATTTATACAGCGGCAGGTTTATCAACAGGATATGCTACCTTTGTAAACCAAGCTAGTGGCGGCAGTGGGGATCTGGCAAACGGAACAGGAACCTTAACAACAGATCAAGACTTTTTTTTAGCGGCACACGTAGGATCAAGATTGCGGCTGCTAGACGGAGAAGTTGAAATAACGGCAATAGCCAGCGCAACATCAGCGTCAATTACAGTTAAAAAAGATCTGGCAAAACGGTTAGATATAAACCCGTTTTTGCAACGCAAATCTTCTAAGTTGCTTGAAGTCAGTTATTTCGATCATAGAATGAAAGTTGGCGATAGCGTATTTTTTGTTGGCATTGCTGACAAAGACAGTTTGCCTTCAATGCTTACTGGCGCACCAAAGCAAGCAACTAGTTCAACAAGTGCAACTTGCGCTGGTTCGCCAACTGCCTACACAATTAAACGAATTATTGACCTAGATTTTTTTGAAATAGAAGCCAATGGCTCTCACACGCCAACAAATGACATTATTACTGGCGGGTCAGATGTTCTGTGTTTTAAGTTTAACGGTTTTACGTCGATTTTAGAGCCAGCATTCTCTGATGCTAGGGGATGGCCCACCTCATGCTGCATTCACGAACGTAGGCTATGGCTGGGCGGCTCTCAAACACTACCAGATGCAATATGGGCCTCTCAGTTTTCT